CAAGTGCGCATGGCTCTTACCTGTCAACTCTGCTATCTCCAGAGAAGTCATGGTCTGATTCTCAAAAATTGAAACTTCGTTCATAGTCCTTTTTTGTTTGATAGTTAAAACACTAATTTTGTTGTCTCTACTCCGCCGTACTCATTTAGAGCCTTCGACCTGATGAGTTTGGCAATTTCGCTGTCAGTTCGGTAAGCAAGTGCGTTAAATACGGTCACTTTGCTGACCTTCACTTCCTCTGCTATTCTTTGCGCTGTACCCATCGCAACAGAAATAATCTTCTTTTTTCTTGGCATATTCAATTAATATTTGTACATTTGCCGTCCGACTCTACATTTTAAGTAGTAAAAAACGGATTAATTACTCTTATCGGGGGCAAATGTACATCAAAGTTTTCATACTTGCAAATTTTGCTGAACATTTTTCGTGTTAAATAATGTAAACTATAATGAACATACAGCGTAAAACTATGAATATCAAGAAATTAGAAGCACTAATCAATGACAGTAAACTGAACAAGGTGCAAATTGCTAAAGAAAGCGGGATATCCAGGACTACGTTGCAGAAGGTGTTGGAAGGGGCAGACGTTAAAATAAGCACGTTAGAAGCGCTTGCAAGAGTGCTCAACGTGCCTCTTGCAGAATTCTTCGGTGACGTGACCACTAAAGTGAACACGGACAGTCATGTGTTTGTAGACGACAAACGACTGGAGCACAGCATCGTGCCACTATATGACATCGACGTGTCGGCAGGACTGCAGAAACTTTTTGCATCTGGCGGCTCACTCCTCGGCTCCATCAGCATACCCAACATGCCAGGAGCAGACGGGGCAATGCACGTCACAGGAGACTCCATGTACCCGCTAATAAAAGCAGGAGACATCGTGGCGTACAGAATACTCCACGACATCTCCAGCATATCATACGGCGAAATCTACATCCTGCAACTCGAGCACGACTCAGACATGCAGGTAGTAGTCAAATATGTAAAAAAGGCAGAACAGCCCGACAGCGTGCTCCTCGTCTCCTACAACAAAGAGCACGACCCCATGGAAGTGCCGCGCAAGTGGATTACCGCCCTCGCCCGCGTCACCTTCTCCATCCGCAAGTACTGCATGTTCTGACAGGAGCAGGAACCATTTTCGTGACCTCACGAAAAAGGGACCATTTTATTGACGTCACTAAAAAGGGAACATCATTTCCCTGACCTCACGAAAATGATAAGGGCAGAAACAAGCGAACCTTAAGCGAACTTTAAGTGAACTTTAAGCGAACCTTAAGCGAACTTTAAGCGAACCTTAAGCAAACCTTAAGCGAACTTTAAGCAAACCTTAAGCGAACTTTAAGCAAACCTTAAGCGAACTTTAAGCAAACCTTAAGCGAAACTTAAGCGAAACTTAATCAAAACCAGCGAACGTTTCCCCACTGTTTCCCCCTCCCTCCTGTTTCCCCACTCCTCTATATTACTCCGTAATATAGTCCCCCTCCCCTCTCTCACCCCAAACGGATCACAAGAGAAGAGACGGGGAAACACCGCAAACAGCGGAGTTTCCCCGGTTTCATAGGGTTTCGGAGAGTTGACATAAAAGTACAAAACGGCGCAAAATGGGGCAAAAATGCCCAAATGTTTCCCCATTGTTTACCCACCTCTCAAGGGGTGGGGAAACAAAACGTATAAAAGTGTTAAATATGACAACAGTATCATTAGTATTTGACCATCGCGGACGCGCCAAGCAAGGAGAACCTGGCGCCGTAGAGGTTCGCATTACAGTCAACAGGCGCGCATACTATATAAGTACAGGTGTGCGCGTGCGTAAGGAACAATGGAAGTTCGGCGCTGTCGTCAACCATGAACAGGCAGCAGAACTCACAGAGAAAGCCAACATCATGGCGCGTAAGGTGCTGGCGTATGCCAACGAGTGCGAGAGCAAGAACCTGCCTTTAGACATCAAGCAGTTGCGAGAGGCTATCTCCAGCACCACCCAGGCAGAGACTGCCAAGCGCACCGCCTTCCTCGACTGGTGTCAGGACCAGCACGACCTGATGGGAGTCGGCGAAGGAACGATGAAGCACTATGGAACTCTCTTTGTCCGGCTCCATGAGTACGGCATGACAGCATGGGAAGACCTCACGGCTGAGAACATCCTCCGCTTCGATGCATGGCTGCACCGGCTCAAGAACGTGAAGGGACAGCCCATCAGCGACGCTGCCGTCTGGAATTATCACAAACGTCTGAAGGCAATGCTCAACCGTGCAATAGTAGTCGGCAGGTTAAACCGCAACCCGTACGACCGTCTGCGTGGACAGTTCAAGAGAGGTGAGAAGGAGAATGTCGAGTACCTGACAGATGAAGAGATGGCAGCCTTCATGGCGCTGAAACCTGTAGAAGGTTCCATGATGGCGAAAGCGCGCGACCTCTTCGTGTTCCAGATGTTCACAGGCATGTCGTATGCAGACACCCAGGCATTCGACATCGCCGACTATAAGGAAGTGGACGGGCAATGGATGAAGGTAGGCGAACGAATCAAGACCGGCGTCGCCTATGTGTCGGTGCTGCTGCCTCCTGTCATCGACGTACTGAAGCGTAATGACTGGAAGGTGCCAGCCATCAGCAACGTCGACTATAATCATGAGCTCAAGGGCCTCGGCATGGCTGCAGGCATCTCCACCCCGCTCCATTCTCACCTTGCTCGCCACACCTTTGCCACATGGATGCTTCGCAACGGCGCAAAGATAGAGAACGTCTCCAAGATGCTCGGACACACCAACATCACCCAGACACAGCGCTATGCCAAGGTGCTGGCACAGTCTGTTCAGAGCGACTACACAAGAATGGCCAAATTATTAACCAAATAAAAATAAAACAACTATGAAGAAATTAATGATTACTTTCGCGATGCTGCTCTCAGTGATGGCAGCATGTGCACAGGATTGGGAACTAAACGGCGACGCCTATGAGAAAAAAGAGGTTGTCGAAGTTGAAGGAGCAAGCGCGTCAGTGCTGTACGATCGAGCGATGATAGCACTCAGCGAATGGACAGGCAGCGACGGCAAGTCTAAGATGGGCATCGACTACCAGAACCTGGAGACGCACACCCTCATATACAAGGGGACATATCATGCCGATTTTAAAAACGTTTTCCTCGGTGCCGGCTGGAATAGGTCTATCAACTTCACGCTCAAGGTGCGATGCAAGGACGGACGGGCACAACAGACACTATCTCTCGGCAGCCTCAAAGCAGAATATTCTGAGAACGGAGTGGAGAGGGAAATGAGCATGAGAGAAGTCGTAGAGGTCATGGAGAAAACCACAAATAAGAAAAGACTGGCCTTCTTCGCAGATGTAATGGAAACAGCCAACGGCATCATGGCGTCCCTTGCTGACCGTCTCAAAGGCAACGGAGCCGACAACGACGACGACTTCTAAAACAAAACACGGGCGAAGACTTCAATCTTCGCCCGCTTCTTTCACCACTTAACACTAATCTTCCAGCACCATCAACTTCATGTTGTCTGCCGTGACGATGTAGAACGGGTCTGAGGTAATGACATAAACATACGTAGGACCAACCAGTTCTCCCGTGCCCTGGAACGTGAACGAACCTCTGCACAGGTTGCCCAGGGTGGCGGTGACCACGCACTCCTTGCATATCGCGCTGCCTCTCAGTCTGAGCGCTGCGTCGCCGTTCCTCACCTTGCAGTTCAGCGTCAATGTCTGACCAACCATCTCCATGTAGTCAACGATATCGTCGAACACAAGGAAGTCCATCCTCACTGTCCACGACCTGAGCCCAGGCACATACGAGGTGAACGCACCAGTGGCGGCAGGGGCAATCTCCTTAAGGTCAACCTCTGCCGTGATGTCGCATGCCGTAGAACCGGCAATGGCAACACCGTCACTCCTTGTCACCAATACATCATTCCCGTGTATAATCATACTTCTATAGTTGTTAGTTCACCGCATCCCTGAAACTCGAAACTGCCTTGAGCCAGAGTTCCACGGCTGCCTGTTATCTTGCACGTCGAGACCAGCACCCGGCCTTCCATATACTTGTCGCTGCCGTCCACCTGTATCTTCACATCATACGTCTGCCCTGGCTCCAGCAGCAGGTCGTCATACCTGTCGGCAATAAGATAAGACAGCATCAACGACCACTCCTTCCTCCCGGCGATATACTGACGCGACGTTGTCATCTGGGGAGTGCTGACCTCCTTCACAGCAACGTCCATCGTCAACTCGCAGTTGTGCGACAGCGCCACCAGTGCACCGCCGCCGGTCTTATATATCTTCACCGCTCTTCCATGTACTACCATATCCTTGTCTCCCTATGCCGCGGCGCCGCCTGTCCCCTATGCGGCGACGGCGTCGCCGCCTTTAAGAATCCTCAATCTTAAACAAATTAACCTCCCACTCAGCATCTCTCCATCTATACTCGCCACCTCTGACAGCCCACAGCGCACCGTCCCATGCAATCAGCGACTGCAACGGCTCCCACGATGCCGTTCTTACTGTCGGCGAGGCAGTCACCGTAGGCACAAAGTAGGCCTTTCTCATCATCGCCAGCAATGCCTTCTCCGGTATCTGCGCCGTGCCGTCCTTATACAGACAGTTGTTCTCGCCCAGTTGGTTGTTGTCCAAATACAGAATACCGTAGCCGTTCTTACAACTCTCGGTCTTCGTCGTCATACTGAGTTCTATTGTCTTCGACTCCTCATATCCTGTCTGCTTGCTCGCGGTGTAGGCGTTGGTGTCACGCAACTCCTTCACCAGACTCGTCTCAAGGTCGCAGAAGGTCAGCGACAGGTTCCTAATCATCACCGCCGGAGCATACTGCTTGAAAACGGCTATCGGCAGACTCACGTCCAGGTGTATGTCGCCGCCAACACGACCGGTGATGGGGATGACGTATCCTGAGGCATCGGCATATCCGTCAGAGAGTGTCTTGGTCACCTCGTTAGAACCGTCGATGATGTTCACATCGAAGGTACTCTCAGTCGTGGTCCATGATGTGCCGTCCCAGAACTTGCCGCCCACCTCCAACTTGAACGTCAAGGCACAGTTGGTCACGTCGATAAACTCGCTCATCGTGTTTATGTCAAACTGCAGGTCGAAGCAGCCGCTGGTCACGGCGGGGATGTACGACTTCATTGACATGAACCTCACCTTCTGGGTGCCGTAGTCTCCGGCAGGAACGCTCAGACCCACAAACACTCCGTCGGTGAAGTCGTAGTGAAGTTTCCCTTGCAAGTCATCTATCGTGTAAAAGTCCATCCTCGCAACCTGGCACCACACATATCCGTGGTTCACATCGGCAACGCCGGCGTCTGTCGTAGGGTCATAAGGAAGCACGTCCACACGCCCGATGTTCATGCTGTCCGTAGTCAGACCGGCATTATACAGGTATATCTCGTCGCCCTGCTTCGACTGGTATACCAACTCCTTAAGGAACCGGATGTGGTTGTAGTCAAGGTCCCGCTGTCGGAGATATGGGTAAGAGCCGTCTATTATCATCTCCACGTTGCTCTCGTCGAAAGGGTTGCTGTCGGCCGACACTCTCACTCTCCTGTAACCAGGATATTGCTTCTGGTGTTGCTTCAACGCGGCGAAGGTGTAGTCGCCCATGGCGGAGGTGCCTATGGTCACTGTCTCGTATGCAACGGCGCCGCCACCAACAGCGGTCCGCAACTGTGACAGAGTCATCTTCCTGTAGTCGGTCTCCCAAGCGTCCATCAGCGACAGGGTGCTGCCGTCAAGCATCGCGGTCCAACCCATCACCTTCATTATCTCTTCAAGCAACTGCAGGTAACTCTTACGCTCGTACTTGGTGTAGTCGGCGTCGTCCTCGTTCTCAGCGTCGCTCTTCCGGTAGAAGTTCATACGCTGGGCGGCGATGTCCAGCCAGGCACACTTGTCGGTGTCCGAAACACTCCTGCCCCACTCCGCAGGGAACATCACCGAGTCTATCAGACCGCCCATCTGGTCCATGGCTTCCAGCAGCAACGCGCCGAAGGTCTGAACACCATAGTCACCGGCATCTTCCATTTCAATACTTTCAAGCACGCCGAGGAGGTCGCTCAGACCGAAGGTGGCACTCTCATACGGCAGGAACATCTCCCTGCTGAACTGCTGCGGCTGGATGAATCCGAGCCAGCGCACACTGTTGCCCACGCTCACACGAACAAGCCTGTCGAAGGTGCCGGCAGGCATGATGCCTTGAAGGTTGCCCTCGTCAAGAACCTTCAGAGTGCCGCTGCCTGTCCTGACAGGCGACAGCATGTCCTTGTCGTCGTCCCAGTCGGTAGTCAGAGGACTCTCGTCGGCAGTGAGTGCCGTCACGCTGCCCTCCCAACCGTCGGCAAGTATCTCCACAGTCACAGTGTTGCCGGCCAAGTCCTTGAACTCAACCCTCCACCGTGCAGAATATCCCGATATATCCATATTATGGTCCTTCTATGCAGCGACGCCTCTTGTCCCCTATGCGGTGACGCCGTCGCGGCCAATTAAGCATTAAGCATTATGCATTAAGCATTACAAATATCCCCCGAAACACATCAAAAGGTAAACAATTACAATATGAAAAATTTCAAATCTATTACGGCGGCATATCTCGCGCATAAGGAGATAGCCGTAAAGCAGACATCGCTGAACAATTACAGGCAGATACTTCGCAATCACCTTCTGCCAGAGTTCGGTGAGAAGAAAGAGATAAGTGAAGACGACGTGCAGCGGTTCATCGTCAGGAAACTGGCAGAAGGCTGCTCCGTCAGTTACGTCAGAGGGCTGTGCAAGGTGCTGGCAGCGGTGGTGAAGTTTGCAGCTCGTCGCCATGGGTGGCGATACTCTGAGTGGGAACTCCATTACAAGAACGTGCCGCACAAGGACACCCATGCGGTGATGGCACTGTCTGTTGACCATGAGCGGCGGTTGCTGGAGTATCTCCGTTCGCACGTCAACCGCAAGAACGTGGGCATCATACTCACGCTGCACAGCGGTCTTCGCATCGGCGAGCTGTGCGCTCTGAGGTGGCAGGATATCGACATGGAACTGTCGCTTATTCATGTCAGGCATAACCTCCAACGAGTAGGAAGTTACGGCAGCCGTTCTACTGTTGTTCTATTAATGTTCCAGGTCCGAATCTCGGAACAGGTGTAGTTGAAGGTACAGACGAACAATATCGAATTGCGCAGCAATGCGCAATTAAGGCATATAAATTATCAAGAAAGTATGTTAATGAAGTTTTAGAAACTTTGTCCGAAACTATATAAAGTAACGGACAATCAAATATTAACGAAGGAGAGCGTCTGCTCTCCTTCGTTAATTTAACCACCACGCGCAGTTGTATGAGTATTTCGGTCATCATCAATTTTGTTCTATTAAGTAATCAACACCCAAAGGCAATGTACTTATAACCCAATTTGTATTATTATTTGAGGTTATGCGCAGATTGTTTGTGCCTGCGCCATAGTAAAATTTACCAATCGGCTCGGTCTGCCCTTGTGTTGGATTTCCTATCACAATACATTGTCCACTTCCTATTAATACGGGTGTATCAAACATGAATGTTTGAATAGTATCTATTTCCGTAATAATTAGCGTCCCAATATATGTCATATTTGTAGCCTTTGATATGTTCGATGTGAAATTCCCTCGGTAAAGATATATATTACCAGTTGTATGCGTTTTAACTTTGACACCCAACACATTGGAATTGGCAGGAATGACACCCAGTTGTTCCGCAAACGCATATTTATTTTCTGCGCCCCAACTCGTAGAATTTGTTTGCGCGTTGAATTGGGCATCAGTTATGCCCAACAACCAACTACCTTGTACCTCTATCGCATTGGCAGAAAAATCTGCGCCTCGGATTATTAATTTTTTGCCCATGTTATTGATATTTTTTTGTTAAAGTTAATATTGCATTTGATATACACCTACTGACTAACCCAGCACCTTTCACATTTGGATGTGTGGTGTCAACAAGCGTGTCTCCATAGCCATTCCAATAGTTAATACCGCAAGAATGCACATCAATAAAGTACACACCCAATCCCTCGGCAATTTCCTTTATTCTATTATTGAAATCTAAAAGATATTCGCCATTTGTATTAATTACTGGGTATCTGTTGTCGGTGTCTGCGGTTTTACACTCAAGCAATGAACAACAATAAATCTCCGCATCGGGATATGCTATCATAATTTTATGAATACATAGTGCGTATGCTTCGGAAAAATGATTAATTATTCCCTCCGATGGTATCTCATTCTTCGGAGTCCACGTTCCAAGTGTTATATTTCCAGCGTGATAGAAATCATTAATGCCAATATACACTATGACTATATCGGGATTGATACCATTATCGGCGAGGTCACTTATTCTCTTTGTGCTACACCCTGCTTGTGCGTTAGTCGTCGATGTTGAGTCTCCGCACATATCCGAGCCACTCCACGAACAATTTTTCAGCAACGTGAGTTTTGTTTTTTGAGCCATCTTCTGCCACCATGTATCAGCGACATTAGTAAGATTGCCAGCAGGGTAAAAATACGCATAACCCGTTGGGATATACCCTTGAAACGTGCTTATAGAGTCTCCAAGAATAGAAAATTTTATCCCTTCAAGATTTTTATAACCTATATTTGCCGAGTCAAAATACTTTGTGCGTATATGCCCATTTTTAAACCTAACTATAACATTATCATTTTCATCGCTTATATCAAGATCTGCCGAAGCGTCATCTTGTTTTGGAGTGTTTGCGGTGTCAAACATTTTTGTTTTGAACTCTCCATCATAGAATGAAGCGAGTTTATTCCCGTGTGTATCTGCAATTACAAGGTCGGCATTATTTAAATTTATTGCTATTTCGGGGAAATTATCCTCCACATCCTGCAGGTTTTCGGATAACTCTGCCACAGCAGCCTGGCATGCAGCAAGTGCAGCGGCATCGGTGCCTATCAGAACCTGCTGAGCGCTCCATGCCTCAGAGCCTGTCATATACTGTATGATGCCGAGGTAACCGGTGTTCACAGTATATGTCTGACTCTCCCCATAAGTGTAAGTTCCCGCCGGCGCAAACCAGAAGGTATCCACCAGCGGCGTCGCGATTGTCGCACCCGGAGTCAAGACACCGCCCAGGCGCAAACCCAAACCATAGATGGAGTCCAGCAGTGCCTGGAACTCCGTTCCCGTCTGTCTAATTTGATAGTCTGCCATATATCTTAAATTTTAAATTTGTTCTTGTCTCCTATGCCGCCATTACGCATTAAGCATTACGCATTAAGCATTGCCCATTACGCATTAACTCCTCATCCTCACCACCGTGCCCTTGCCTCTTCTCCTGCTCGCGTTGTCCACAGCCAGGAGGATGTCCTCGCCGTTAAGCACAGCAGTCAAACTCAGAGCACTCGCGCTGTTCAACTGGCTTGCAAGATTCCCTGCTTCGGCCCTGTTAAGAACAACCTCGCCGCTATTGAGCAATGCCGGGACACGATCCCCGCTGTTGCTGTTGCCAGGAACCCGAACACCGCCGGCAGCCCTGATGACGCCGCCGTGGGCAAGGAACGGGATGGAACTGTTAACGCCGATAATGGCAAGTATCATCTGCATGACAGAGATAATGCCTATAATCACCTGCATCGTGGCAAGCACTTTGGTGATGCCGCTCGGGACATTTATTCCCAACGACTGCAAACCGCCAACCATGTCTGACACGCCGCTCACAATCTTCGACACGCTCACCTCCTGCTTCTTCTCTGCCTTCTCGGCCTTCTTCTCCGTAGTCTTGCCAGTCTTGGTGTCGAGACCTAACGTGATGCCCTTCTCTGCAAGAGCAGCGTTAATCCTGTCCACTATCCCCTGAAGCACATCGTCAGGGATGTTCTCGCCGCCAAGGATACTATTCCACAGTTCCTCTGGGTCCACGCCGAGGTCTGTCAGCCCTGCGTTGAATGCCTCTTCAAGGAGACTCTTCAGAGCGGTGGCATCGGCAAGACTGTTGGCAAGACTCTCATACAACGGCGTACCGAAGTCGGCACCCTTCAGCGCGTCCTGATACATCTTGATGACGGCGTCGAAGGTCTCTGCGTTCAGACCGCTCTTGCCTTCGGCCATCTCAGGAGCCGCCACGGGCTTCACCTTGCCTTCCATTTTCTCCAGCACGGCGTTGGCCTCGTCCAACTGCTCTTTTATCTTCTGGCGTGAGTCATCGTCGGCAGCGGCACGCCATGCCTTCTGCAGTTTCTGCACCTGTTCTGCCTGCCAGTCGATACTGCCCACCAGCGGGTCCACATGGGTGCTGCCACCACCGCCGCCGCCACGGCCACCTCTGCCGCCTCTGCCACCTTTACCGCCACCGCCTGTTGTTGGTGTGGTCGATGCTCTTCTTTTCCTCTCAAAGTCGGTCATGTCAACTGTCTCGCCGTTGGCTTTATGTTGCGTTGCCTTTTTGACATTACCCGCTTTGTCGGTGGTTACTTCATAGTAGCCATATTTCTTTCTGTTCTCTTCGGTTCTTGCGTCTTCGATATATCCCGACACTCTGCGCATTGCATTGCCGAGGTTGCCGCCACCGCCGCCGCCAAGACCGAGTTCCTCGCCTATATTCCTCACAACCGAGTAAACATGGAGCAACGGGTTCACCAGACTCTGCACCTTGAACATCCATCTTGTCACAGCATTGCTGTCGGCGATGGCCTCTATCTTGTCATAGACCGCGTTCAGAGGAGCAGTCAGTTCCATGTATGAGTTCCACACCTTGTCGATGGCTACCTTGGCGTCGTTGAACCACTCCACGGTGTAGAGTATAGTCTCGGCAACCCTCGTTTTCATGAAGACGGAGAACTCTTCCATCGAACCTATGCCGAAGGTCTCTCTCATCCTGTCTCCAAGTTCCAGCAACTGGTTGTCCAGTTCGGCATTGGCACGGGCAGCCTTGTCGGCGGCTGTCTCCACATAGTCGCCAGCGTTGGCCATCTGCTCGCGGATAATCTGACCTACTGCCACGGTCATGTCGCCAGTCTCTTTTGTGCGGCGCTTCACCTCTTCTTGCGACAGTCCAAGGTTGTCCAGTATCTGCGTTGACTGACGGCCGAGGCCTGTAACGATAGAGTCCACAAGGTAGTCCACGCTCTGACCGGTGTCCTTCGCTTTTTGCTGCGCGAACTCGAGCATGGTGCCGAGTTCCGAGAGCGACAAATTAAAGTCGTTAAACTTCACAGCACTCTTCATCAACTCTATATCGTTGACGGTGCCGTGGGTAGCCTCTCTCAACTGTTGCAGCAGGTCGGGCTTGTTCAGGCGGTCAAAGGCCATGCGGATGCCTTCTGCCTGTGTCGACAACTCAAGGGCCTTGCTGGTGGTGTCCACAATAGTCTGACCCACGGCCGACAAGGCATCCTTAGCCAGCCCGGCAGCAAGGTCAGCACCGAACAGAGCCGTGGTAAGGTCGCCGAAACCGCCACCACCACCGCTGTCCATCTTCATGCCGTTGAAACTATTGTTTATCTCTTCAAGTTCCTGGCGAGCCGCCTCGGCCTTCTTCCTTATCTGGTCCAGACTCTGTGACATCGACTGACCCAGCGGACTCTTCTTCTCCTGCTCTGTCAACTGTCCGTAAACGCGGGACAGCTGCTCGAAGGCTGCACGGTAGTCGTTAATCTGACCCTTCCCGGTCTTCGCCGTCGAGTCTATCTTGCCCATCATCGTGACGAACTGCTGCACAGAACTGCTGTCCTTCTGCAGAGTCTTCTGCAGACCGCCGTTGGCATCGATGAAGTTGTTCAGCGACGACTGTGCTTTCTTAATGCCGGCATCCCATTTACCGGTATTGACCGCAAGTTCAAGAACTGATTTTGCCATATCTTGTTTTTTTATCCTTCATTGAATTGTGTCTCCACCCAACTGCGCACATTGTCAGCAAGTGTCCTTCCTAACTGCTGCGCTGCTTCTTCCATATCGGTATGCACACCGGCAAAGAATGACCTTGCGCCCATCGCGCCTCTGGCACCATAAGTGGCACCGCTTCCTCTGCCTGACACACCCACTCTGTTCTTCGCCGTTCTGACGTCGGTGCCGCCCTCGAAGAACCTCAGCACGAAACTCCTGTCAGGACCATAGTACTCGCGGATGTCCTTCGTCCTCTTGCTCACGCTTCTGGTGCGCCTTCTGCCACTGGCTCCGCCTGATGGGGCGTCCACCACCCTGTGTTTGTTGCTTATTCTCTTCCGGTTGCCTGCTATATGCAGCGCCACAGCATACTCCTTCCTGTATGTCCTTCTGAGCACAGCACTCGAAGCGCTGCCGGCACCGGCTGCCTCGGCCTTCGCCACAGCCTTGGCCCTGACTACTCCAAGCACCATGCCGAGACCGCGACGCACCTCCTCAGAGAACCAGTAGTCGAACTCCGAACTGCTCATGCTGCCGTTCTCCACACGCGCTGCAGTCATCTGCACACGACTCGAGGCGGCCAAACGTGTGACCACCTTCTCCATGATATCGTCAAGGGCTTTCAACCCCGAGAAATCTGCTGCAAGCATTCCCAGCCTCTCGTTCGTGGCGGGCATCCCGTTAATACTTATCATCTTAATTAAGCATTACGCATTAAGCATTACATACATCCCTCCAAACACCCCCAAAGGTAAACCTCCCCCTGTCCCCTATCCCGCACCGCCTCTTGTCTCCTATGCGGTGACGCCGTCGCCGCCTAAACGACCAAACGACCAAACCCCCAATTACGCATTAAGCATTACGCATTAAGCATTAATAAAGGCCGCCGAGCATCACTCAGCAGCCTCTTTCTTCTTGTTCTCAGCCCTAATCTTCTCCCTCTCCTTCTCTATCTGCTCGTCAGTCAGTTCCTCACCGGGGAAGTCCTTGTCGTCCCATGGCAGAGGCATAAGGTCCGACATGGTGTGTATCCCGAGTTTCGACACATCGGCCATGCCTGTATGCATCAGCCAGAACGTCTGCCACCGGCACAACTCATACAGTTTCCTGCTGCGTTTCCGGTAGCCGCGCTCTATGGCTCTTATCTCCCAGAACTTCAGACGGTAGAGGAAGGTGTCGCGCTCTATCCCTACCTCGCCCACGAGCATCTCGTATGCATCGCAGGCGCTCAGGCGTTTGGGCTACTGCCCTCCTCATCTGCCTCGGCGGGCTTCTCCTTGTCCACAGTCAGCGTCTCGGGTATCTCGGCCCAGTCCAGGAAACTCTCTGTCAGGGCAGCGCTCAAGGCACCGATCTCCGCACCCTTCGCCTTCGTGAGGATGTCGTCAAGGGTGATGTCGATGGTGGGGTTGTTTGCCAGGATAACGGCATAATACAGGGTGACTACCTGCTCGGTCGATTGCAACACGTCTTCCGTGAAGGCCTTGCCGGTAATCTTCTCATAGACTATCTGGGTGGCCATGTTGAATGCCACCTTGATGTCCTTGCCTAAAAACTTAATGTTCTTTTCCATAGTCCGTTTGTAGTTAGAAACAACCCCTCGGCGGTCTCCTCTCACGGCGAGTCCGAGGGGCTGTGGTATGTTGCCTCAATTATGACTTGGTCAGAGCGCCGGTTCCCTGTGCCTGAAGGCTGTAGGTGGTGTTCTGCTTGTTTGTCGCATTGATGCTGATATCGTTCACATAAGCGTTGCCGGTGTACTTAACGCTCGATGCCACTTCCTCGCGGTTCTTCGTGCCAGAGGTTTGGATGAATTCCACCTCCACAGCAGCGTCAGCGAGAACGAGGTCGAGGGCAGCCACACCGTTAACACCGTCGGCGTCTGTCTCTACAGAGTAGAGAGCGTCAACGCTGATGTCCCATGCCTTGCCGGTAATCTCCTGTTCTGTCCAGCCTGAAGTAGAGTCCTTGGTAGAGCTGTCCTCAAGCGTATTAGACACATGAACAGTGCAGGCAGTAGCGAAGGCCACGCACTTGCCGCCGATAGATATTCTCAAGTTCTGTCCTTTAATTGCTCCCATAATTGTATGTATTAAAAAGTTCAGTCAATCATAGCCACCTCACACACATAACGAAGAGTCTGATAGCAGCACGGACGCTCAGGATCGAGACTGATGCCGTCAGCGCTCATCTGATAGTCCATGATTTCAAATCCTATGCTGTCCCAGTCGCAAGTAGTGTAAGCGTTTCTGATGGCTGCCCTCACCTTGGTGGTGAGTGTTGCCAGACGGTCACGGTCCTTGGCGACACAGAGGACGCTCACCGTGGCGGAGTCTTCATCAGCCTCCCCCACTTCGTCCTTCGAGCCGGTGTCGTTCTGGACACCCTCAAGCCCGATGACAATATACGGCAACTGCCACTTGTCTTCCTGTTCATAGGTAAGAGCAGGGTTGGCAATGCGGTCGCCGACGAGAGCGTGAACAAGATTGTTGTCACGGAGTGCCTGCCAAAAGAATTTGTCTGTTATCAGTCCCATCGTTAGTTGTAAAGAGCGGGGCTGGCGGACTATCACCTCCGCCCACCCCGCGGACTATGAAATATGTAAGATTCAAGAATCCCTTCCTTAAGCACCGTAAGCGAACGGTGTGGTCTCGAGGTTGGTAAGCGAGAAGTCGAGGTTCAGGGTGAACTTCGTAGAGTTCTTAGAAGCGAGAGTGTACGGGTCGATGATGAAGTAAGCGGGACCGTGCTGGCAGAGTGCCTCGTAACCGAAGCAGCCGGCTACAATCTTGCCTGCATAAGCAGCGAGACTGGTCACGAATACTGGGTCGCCGTCAATCTTGCCGTCCTGGATAACGAAGAGGCCAGAACCTGCATCCTTCGGAGTAGTCTCAAGCAGAGAGAACATAGCAGCGTCCATCACATAGCAGAAGCCACTCATCTCAGCGCCTGTTGCGAATACCTTGCCCTTCAGAGCCTTCACCTCAGCGTATGTAGGAGCACCAGCAGTTGCAAACGATACGCACTGAGCGCTCTTAGAAGCGATGCCTACCAGAGGACCAGCGAGAGCAGCGCCAGAAGCAGGTGCAGTCAGAGCGAGAACACGGCTGTTGATAACACGGCCGATGCCCTTGTTCATCTGAGATACGATGGTGCCTACGAGGTCGAAGCCTTCGTCGTTGATTGCCTCATTGCTTACAGAGATAGAGATACCTACCTTCTGAGGAACAGCGGTAATCTTAGAGAAGTCGAGAGTAGCAACGCCAGCGTCAGCGAGCTCGCCGCCTACAGTAGCCTCTACAGCGTTGTTAAGGTGTGGCCAGACGATCTGACCGCGAACACCTGTAGCAACCTTCATGCCGAGGGCCTCGTAGATGGTCTTCATCTCCAGAGGATTGAGGAGGTCGTTGATGGTGAGAGGAATACCTGCAGAAGTCATGTTGTTGACGTCGCCAGACGCAATGACACTGCTGGTGATAGTGTTCTGAGAATCTGTACGCAGACGTACCTCACTCTCTGCAGAGTGGTTGCGTACTGATTGAACGTACTCGCGCATCTGCTGGTTAGCAGACTTAACGGTCTTAGGCTGAGCAGCGGCATACTGTGCGTCTGCGCTCATGCTCATGCGCTCGTTCACGTTAGCAGTCATCTCAGCGTTGATGCTGCGGAGTTCTGCCAACTCATCGTCTGTAAGCTCGCGCTTCTTAGCGATAGCGGCGAACTCACCCTTCTTTGCTTCGAGGTCGCGATAGCGAGCCTGCAATTCTTGGAATTTCTTCATTTCAAAAACAAATTAAAAGGTTAAAAAATTATTTTCTATGTTGTCTATGCCGCGACGCCGTCGCGGTCAAATTATAATAGCAACAGTGTCTCAGTCTCCTTACGGCGGGCTGCCTTGCGTGCCTCTTCCTGGCGCTGCTCGGCATCGTCGTCAGTCTTCTTTTCGCTGACACTGTCAATCTTCTCCATCATGCTGTCTGTAATCTCACGCTGTGCCACCGATGTCTGAGTGTAAGCCGGATGTGTCACGATGCTCACATCGAAGAGTCCTGTAATCTTCCGCACTCTCCTTATCCACACATCCTTGTGGTCAGCACTCTGCTTGGCCTCGCGCTCATAGGTCACACTCTCAGGATCGTCGTCGTTGTCCTCGAAGGCAAACGACATCCCCGTGATGTCACCACGACGAATCAGCTCCAGCACATCATTGCCGGCAGTGGTGTTAGGCATCTCGGCCTCGCTTCTCACGCACTTGTCATCAACGTCCAGCTGAAGGGTGCCCTTGCCGTTAACCGAGCGTGCGAATATCACATCGTTCTTATGGCACCAGTTCAGCACCACGTCAGAACGTTCAATGAGTTCCTTAGTGATGCATCCCGGTTCCAGCACCTCATATATCTCACGAGTCGATGACCAGGGAGTGAGATTGCGAGAGCGCACACCGAAGACTATCGGCATGCCGACAACCACGCGGCTCTGCTCTTCCTGTTCCGAGGACTCACGGACCTGAAGCCCGCAGCCCTCAAGATTAATGAATCTTTCGTGTTTCATATCTTGTCTTTTTGTCTCCTATGCCGCAACGCCGTCGCGGCTAATCATTTACTAATCGTTTTCTTTTTGGTTGTGGGTTTACTTTCGGGCAGCAGCACAAAGCACTTCTCCGGTGTCACATGACTGAGGACTCTCAGCCACACACCATTTGGCACCATCACTGTCCGCTCTGCCACAGCCATGCCGATGACTGAAGAGACGGTCGCCCACTTCAGACTGTCAGGCATCATGTTCTGCTGTATCTCCACATCAGCAATGCGGCCAGCCACAACAGGCATCTCTACATGGAAGGTCACAGGCACCATGTCACCAGCGCCAGCCACGAGAACCTCCTCCCCTACACTCACGAGCCTCTCCTCAAACTTAATCTCCTTAATCATATCTCCTGTCTATTTGCATTAAGCATTAAGCATTACGCATTAAGCATTCATAAGTCTTTAATCTTAAAACTCGGGCATGCCTTCGCCGCGAACTCATAATGTCCGTGAACTGTTGCCCCTGGATATATCTTCAGCAGCGCAGCCACCAGTTTCCTCAGCGACTCCTTCTGCTCTGGCGTCCTTGTGTCCATCGGTGTCAGTCCGTCCTTGGCACAGCCGCCGACGTAGCATACGCCTATAGAATGTGCATTATGCCCGGTGCAATGGGCGCCGACGAGATTGACGTCCCGCCCTTCATGTACGCTGCCGTCCAGGTATATCACATAGTGATAGCCTATGGTCTTGAAGCCGCGTGCCTTGTGCCATCTGATAATGTCCTGGACGGTGAAGTCCTTGCCTATCGCCGTCGCTGTGCAATGCACAATAATCTCCGTAATCTTACGGCGACTCTTCGGCAGCGTTGCTGCCGGTGCCAGGGCGTCCCAGGTCTTAGGTCCGACAATGCCGTCAACTGTCAGCCCGTGCTCGTGCTGGAACATCATCACCGCCTCTTCCGTGATGGGACCGAACACTCCGTCGTCTATCAGATGCAGCATCTTCTGCAGCACCTTCACGTCATACCCTATGCAGCCCTTCTTCAATGTCTTCATTGTCAGCCTCCTTCTTGCTCTTCTTTAGATATTCGCTGAGAAATGGTATCTTGTCCACCACCTTCAGCGTCAAAACGTAGTAGAGAATATCCACCACTCTGTACATCCCGCTGCCTTCCTGCAGCATGTGTCTGATGTTCCTCAGTATGTTCACGCCGTAGATGTATATCGTCACATAGCAGATGTAACTCACACACTGGATGGCGCCTCCTTCATTGTGCATGTAATGGCCACAGGTGAACACCGCTGCTGCCAGCACGAAGAAGATGAACGACTGCCACAGGAACCGCCACGCCTTCTTCCACGACCACTCGCCGCCAGTCACCATGTCGGCGGTCAGTCCGAAAACAAAGTTGCATGCGAAAAGCACAACAATGGCAACCATGAAGTCCTGTATCGGAGATAAAAACCCCAGCACCGCCGTAATGACATTAACAATAATTACCTTTACCTCATTCATAATATTTTCAAGCATTACGCATTAAGCATTACGCATTAAGCATTACGCATTATGCATTACGCATTAAGCATTACGCATTATCTATTATCTCCGTCGCGGTCATCTGGACAGTGAACTCATGCTTGTCTTCATGGAAACTGTCTATGACATAGGTCTTGCCGCTGAACCTGAGAAGGCAGTCCCTTGTCAGGAAGTCATGGCAGTAGCATCTCACCATAACCTTGTCATAGGCGTCCATCATGCCTTCGTGCATGGCACGCGCGCCCTTAGTCCAGGTAACCGACGCCCAAATCTCTCCAAGTGTCTCTGTAGAGTAGCCGCCGCTGGCAGCACCGAAGTCTCCTACAACCTCGGTCTTCCTCAGCACAGTCACCCTGTCTTTCAACATTCCAGCCGAATATCCCATAATTCTTCTATTTGTCTTTGTCTCCTATGCCGCGACGCCGTCGCCGCCATTTCTATCCGTCTCCTATGCCGCGACGCCGTCGCGGCCAATTAAGCATTAAGCATTAAGCATTAAGCATTATTACATCCTCATCAGCGGTTTCAGCAGCGCGTCAACCTTGTAAGGAACATTATACATCTGCTGAGCACTCGCCGGTTCTCTTATTTCCCACGATGATGCAGTAAGCACCAGGCATGCCTGCTTCAGTCGTATAGGCACAGAGCCATACTCAGCGACAATCTCCTCAAGCGTCTTGTCAACCATGTCAAGGACAGTCTCCTCGGCAGCGTTTCCGTACAACTCGAGCATGTCGTCCTCAAGCGTGATATCCGGGTCTATCCTGATATGCTTCTTAATCTCTGCAAGTGTTATGATATTCATTCCTCACCTCCTTCCTCTTTAATGTCGCCGAGCGGTTGTGCCTGAACTGTGACATAAGCCTTGTCGCCACCGGCAATGGCTGGTTGGTCATAGTCCTTGCGGGCCTCGTTGATGGTTTTAATGCCCAGCCCGAGAAGTTTCTCAGTCAACTGTGCCTGTGCCATCGGGTCAAGTCTCATGAGGTCACGCTCACACAGGTGTATCTGGCGCTTGCCCCAGTCATACTCAGACAATATCTTATAGTTTGCCTCGTCTTCGTATTCGCGCACCTTCGGCTGCATGGTGAACTTGTAGAACTCTTGAAGAGCAGCGTCAGGTGTCTTGTAGGTTGAATTACTGCCGTCGCCCAGCAGCACCTTAGGCACTCCCAAGAACCTGGATACCTCCGCAACAGAGAATGCCCTCGACGAGAGGATATCCATCTCCGTCGCTGTCATGCTGATAGGTGTTGCCGTCGTTCCGAAGGGCTGAATGATGACATCGTCACGCATCGACTCCTGAATAGAGGCCTTCGCATCTTCCATTTGGGACTTCTTGTACTTGCCGGTGCCGAGAGTCTTGTTCTCGCCCTGGGTGAGCAGTATCCTCAACCGGCCACCCTTGGCAGCATTCTCTGTCTGCAGTTTCAAGTTCGTTGCGTCGAGAGTCAAGGCGTCACGCATATACACCAGAGTAGGAACTCCCGTCAGACCGTTGTCATAACTGAACACATTTCTCAGGTGCAGCACGTCCTGTGCCTCCACTGTCTTCGTCTTCACTCCCCCGGGAGCGTTGTAACTGATGACGTACCTGTTGCTCACGATGTCCAGCGAAGCGGTGTTGCATAGCCAGATGGCAGCAATCTCACCCGCTGCATCTCTCTCAAGGTATGCCACGCCGTTGCCCTGCTGTATCCGCTGCAACTCGAGGTTCTCCATCAACTTGACTGATGTCATCAGCGGATTAGGCCTTACCTGCAGCAGGTAGTTAAGACGCCTGCCGGCACCGTAGTTGTCAGCAATGAAGTTCCCGCCAGTGCTCCGGTCACACTTCTGATACTCTGGTATCATCTGACCAAAAGTTTGTGCGCACAGTGTCAGAGCACGGTAGTAAGCGCCGATGCTCAGGGCCTTCATCTGACTGTTCACCTGTGATGTCATGTCAGCGTAAGATGCAGAAGTGACAACGGACTCGCTCTCCGTGCCTGTCACCTCGCGCGCCTTCTCGCGCGGACTGAACATCCTGTCTAATATCCCCATATCTTTTAATTATTTTGATTTATCCTTTAAATCTCCGCCAAAGTCATCAAAAGGTTAACCATCGGTGTCTATCTATGCCGCGACGCCGTCGCGGCCAATTAAGCATTACGCATTAAGCATTACGCATTACCCATTACGCATTAAGCATTAAGCATTAAGCATAAAAAAAATGCCCGCCTCACGGCGAGCACCCAAAATCAAACAATTATTCAAAATTAACTAAGGCGAAAAATCCTTATAAAGAAAAATGTTACCACACTTAAAATTAAACCTATACCTATGTATGCTATCTTGTCCTTCCATCCAACTTTATTCGTGACTACCGGATAGGCAACCCTGACGCTGTCAGTCTTGATGGAGTCCCTATACACAATTTTGTCTCTCCATCTGTCCCTGTAGTATATCCTGTCTCTGTATGCGGTGACGGTGTCGCCGTTCTGGACAATATAGATGCTGTCCTTCTCATAGATGCTGTCCCTTGCTATCAAAGTATCATGCTTATTAACAATGACCTCATGGTACTCCGGCACAGTCACATACTTTGTCTTGCATCCTCCCGTAAGGAAGCAGACAGCCACCGCAACAGCCAGCCACAGAACCTGCCCCAGGCACCCTCCGTTGTTGTTCAGCGGATTGTCATAGTCCAAGTCACGAAGCATTACACTATCAAGTTATAATAGAACTTCTTGACTGTAGGGAATGCCATAACGCCGAGGAGTACCACAGCAATGGCAACAACCCACTCGCCTATCCAGCCACAATAACCCGCACCGCCGATGGTGCCTATCAACCACATCATAATGCCGAACACCGACATCACCTTCTTCCAGTTTTTCATAAGCAATATTTTTAGTTATCTATGCCGCGACGCCGTCGCGGTCAATTAAGCATTAAGCATTATGCATTAAGCATTACAAATATCCCCCCAAACACCCCGCAAGGTTAACTCACCCTGCCTTGAATCATATCGAAGCAGTAGAGCGCGTTCATCAGCGCCTGCACATTGTCCACTTTCGCCGCGTCGCTGCTCTTCACCACCTTACGGTTCTCCATGCCGTCGGTGCTCACCGCTATCCTGGCATTGCCAAACTCCCACTGCCACAGCGGGTTCTTGCTGAAGGATATCAGCGCGGGCTTCGTGCGCATCAGGGTGTCCATCTCCAGCACCAGGGAGTTATAGTTAGCGAAGTTCTGCCTCACAGGTATGACACATTCCTTAGGGTTGGCGCCCTCGCTAAGCACCCACGCCGACAGGTCATTGACAGGCTGCTTGCTCTTGTAAGGGTCAAAGCCATAGGCAACCATGTGAAGGTTCTCACCAAGTTCTGCCACACGATCCAAGAACAGCGATGTAGGGAACACAGCACCTGGCACCACATGCAGCCACCCTTCGTCACGCCACCGCTCATACAGTCTGCGAAGCGGAGACTTCAACATCTCTTCCTCTGCCACCCATGCATCCATATCAGCAAAGAACTCTTGTGTCTCGCTGTCGTCGTTCCATCTGGTGGCAAGGTATGACACAGCATAGATGTCGTCGCCCATGGAGAAGTCGAAGCCGGTATACACCTCCCAGCCTTCATCGCTGTCGAGGTCGTCAATCGTCTGCTCTATCTGAAGCCCTGCAATGTCCTCAGGCTTCACCCATTCGGTCACTCGCTCACTCTGCCAAACATTGAAGAGTTTAGTTATTGTCTCCTTCTTCGTCTCGCTGTCGTTCCTGCTCTCTCTTATCCTCTGCTCATAGTAGTCATTCTGCACAGTCACGCCGATGTGCGGGTTAACCTTCCTCCAGATGTTCGGCTTCGTGAACAGGCTCTCAGCGTCTCTCTCCCATTCATCCGGCTCCAGCAGAACTGCCATCTGCCAGTCGTCGTCTGTGCTTCCTGACAGCAGCGACTCCTCGATGCCTCTCATCTTGTCCTTGTATGGACCGTTGGCAATGTTGCCTGCCGTGGTGGTGATGACAGTCAACGGCTCTCTTCTCGGTCCCATGGAACTCTTCACCGTCTCCACAAGGTTGGCCATGTCGCTCTTCTCCTTGACATACTCGGCACTACCGAACTCATCGGCGAGACAGAGACTGGCGAACAGTCCGTCCTTAGTCTTGCCACCTGCACTGAGCACTCTCATCTTGCTCTGACGCGGCTGACGAGGGCGCCAATTCACCTCGGTGGCGGTGAACCTGATGGCAGCCCCCGTAGGATCTAACTGCTCGATGCACTGACGGGCTGCAGCATATACCAACTTAGCCTGGTCTTGTGCATTGGCACAGCAGAACACCTCTGAGTTGACATCGCCGAACATAAAGTCCACGAAGGCGATGAAGCCTGCCATCATGGTCTTGCCGAACTTCCTCGTCACAAAGATATTTGCTTCTGTCACCAGCCGGCGCTTGTCCCAGATGCTGCCGTCTCTCTCCTCCTCGCTGGGAAGCAACTGACGGCTCCCTGCTGCCTGCCCTGTGTCCACCCATCTGTGCGGACCATACAGCCATGCGAAGATAAACACCTGTATCGGGGTGAGCTCGTATCTTGTCATGCCGCGCATGCCAGAGAACTTCAGACCGCCGGTGCCTGGCTGGTACCTGTGGTTGTCCCACTTGCCCTCGAACCAGCGATACACCTGCTGCACCTGCCGCGACTCGAAGGGATACTCCTGGAATATCCTCAAGAACTTCAGCACACCCAACACCTCCATAAGGTTGTGGGTGTCCTGCTCGCCCTCGCCGTTCTCCGCCACACCGCAGACATACTCCTCAAGTCTGCTGTCCACAGCCTTAAGTCTCTCGCGCACGTCAGGCAGCATGCCACGCAACCTCTCCAGCGCTGCCTCCTTCACCTTCTTCTTGTTCTTCTCCATGTCTCCAAATTAAGCATTACGCATTAAGCATTAAGCATTATTCATCGACTCCTTCAAGAACTTGCTCAACGGGCTCTGTGTCTCCCCGCCTTTCTTCGTGCTCTCGGTCATCTTGCTCGGAGTGGCGTTGAAGTTCAGCCCCAGACGGTCAAGCCCCAGCATAAGACTCCTGAAACTCTTCTCCTGCTGTGACAGCAGCGGGTTAACTATTGTCTTCCTCTGCCCCTGGCTCCCGTACTCCTCCATGGTCAGAGACTCAGCGCTCGCAATCTCGTTGCACAGCCTGTCGTATGTCCTCCATGCCTGAGCGGTAATCCTTATCTGTGCCAGCAGGAAAGCGTCTATTGTAGCAGCTGTCCTGTCCTCCACCATCTTGCGGAGTTCGTTCTCATAAGTCTTCTGTGATTTAAGTTTCATATATTTTTTTTTTGTTTGTTATAGTTAACGAGCGAAAAATTTCCCCCGTTGAAATTGTCCCCTATACCGCGACGCTGTCTATATATACTCTTCTCATAGTTCCCTTAACTTTTTTATCATGTTCCCGTAGCCGTCAATGATACTGCCGGGCGCATATCCCTCGGCGATTAGTGCGCCGGTGATGGCATCCACAGCGTCGTAGATGTTTGCATCGCGCGTAATCTTAATCTTGCCCATGGTCTTTGATACGTTGAATTTCACTGTCATTGTTTTATAATTTGTTTAATTCGTTATTCGATTGTTATGTATTTTTCATCTTCCGGCTCATATACTTCCTCATTTCCGTCATATTCATCTATGCGGTATCGGTTGCCTTTCAACTCGTGCACTTCCAGTTCAGCACATCTTCCATTCGCCGCATGGCCAAGCGTTTCGACACATCGCACCAAGTCGGGGTCATGCCGTTGGATGTACCAACAATGAAAACCGAATTTTTCGTCAGGATATTCCCGTAGATATTTTCCGGCAACAGCCTTGATTTCGTCTCGGCCATTTTCAGCAAGCCACTTCATAGCCGTTAAGGAGATGCTGAATCCTCCAAAACAAGCATTATACACTACTTTGTTCATAGTTCCTTTTGTTTTAATTCGTTCAATTCGTTTAATTCGTAGTCTTTATCCATTAATGTCCCTCTCTCATCTCCGCCGCCGCCTCGCTGATGTTCCTCAGAGCCTTTTTCCTCTCCCCTTCAGTCCTGAACAGTTCACGGTAGTCGTCCACAGCCACCTTCAGAGAGTCTATCACTCCGTCCGTGTCTGACATTATATCACACAGCGCGTCAAGACCGAACTGGATGTTCTTCGTCTCGCTGTCGTCAAGGTTGTATTCAGGTATTATCTTCAACATCCGGCATGCATTCTCCCAGGCATCGCCGATGCGCTTCATGGAGAACCTGCCGAAAACATGCCTCACAAACTCAGGAGGCAGTTTGTTGCCTTTCGCCGCCTCTTCAACGAAGATGTCGAATATCTGCTCAGTAAGACGAAGACCGGCAAGGGTGGTTATCAGAGCAGCACTCCTGGAGGCATCGCGCATGCCATGCTTCTCCATAGACAGGCGGTACTTGTTCTGCAGACTGCCGATGAACGGACGTGCCTTCTCATAGGTAGAACTACCGATGCCCTGCCAGAACTCAAAGAACTGGCGGTCGCTCATCTCGCCGTAACTCTTACGCACACTCGCGGGCATGTCGTCCACATGGAACATGCGCATATTAGATGCATACAGCAGACGCTGCTCATACTCCTTGAACTCCTGAAGCGCCGCCTTGAATGCCTTCTTCACGCCCTGGCGGTACTGTGGCAACTGCTTCGCCACGTCATGACCGTCGAAGAGCATGATGGCAGCACAGTTGTTGCAGCAGCCGAAGACCAACTTCGCATGACTCGCCAGAGCGGCCATGCTCTCCTCCAAGGCCTCGAGACTCTCAGGAGCACCGTCCATCACCTCCGACAGCAAGCGGTATGCAGCGCGCTTCCTGTCTAACACACTACTCGCCTTCATTAAACACGAATTCTATTATGGCGACGAGTGCCACGATGCCCAATATTATCTTCATCATCGCTGAAGTCGTTTTCTAATTCATATTTCATTGCTGCCGACAGCAGCTCATAGGCAAACCCCTTCACTTCTTCCGTGTTGGAGAAGTGCGCCACGTTCATCACTTCGCCGGTGTGGCACTTGTCCGAGAAGTGAACATCCACACCGTCATAACCTTCTGTCACCTCCACTATGTGTTTCATTTTTCCCATAATATTTGTTGTCTATGCCGCGACGCCGTCGCGGCCAATTAAACATTAAGTATTCATCGCCGCCGTCGCGGCAATTAAGCATTACGCATTAAGCATTCATCGCCGCCGTCGCGGCAATTAAGCATTACGCATTAAGCATTAAGCATTATTCATCGACTCCCTCAATCACCCTGAACCCGTCAGCCTTCAAGTTCCTCTCGAAGACCGCGCTCCTCTGGGTGTTCTCATCATAATAGATGTTCCAGCGCTCACCGCCCTGTTCGCTGCAGTCCTCCATCACATAATACCCACGCTTCAGAGCGTTATATCTATGTCCTGTCTGACGGCGGGTGTAAGGATTCAGCACAACCATCTTCAGCCGCGTCTTGCGCGGGATGCCGTATTTCATTCTTAGCCGTTCCTTGCGGATAGTCTCCCTGCGCTCCCGGCTCTTGCGCAGCATCCACTTGTGATACTTGCGCGGGTTCTCTCTCTTCATCACGGCGATGGGGTGCTCGCGCTTTCCGTCTCTGATGTCTTGCCACATCTGAGAGGTGGCACGCCGACAGGCCTCTGACACAGGATGCCCTCGCAGACTGTCATAGTAGCCGTTCTTCTCGCACAACTTCTTGATATGCGCCGCCTGCTGTTTCTTGATGCGTTTCATGCCCGCCTCGCTCTTCTTGAGACCATACTCCCTCGCAAAGCGGTGGAGCGTTGAGTGACTCATGCCACTTTCCTTAATTAGCAGGTTGTTATCCACCTCAGGGAACCATCGGCGAAGCCACTCCTGCTGCTCATCAGTCAGCACCCATGCCCTAACGCGTATACATCCCGCATTGCCCAGTTTTGTAATAAAGGGGCGCTCAACCATCTGGGAGGTAAGCACCCCAGGAAACTTATCAATCTTCATATTAATCCAGTCATCTTAGTCTGTGGGTTCTTCCAGTCGACACCACAGTTGTACATCAGATATAACTTCAATCCCAGCGCGGTTATCTCGCTCATGCCCTTGATAGCCTTGAAGTCCTCATAACTAATCATCTTAACAAACTCCCGGGCACTCGTCTGATAGCCGCATATATCTTCAATGACATTTAACAGTCTCGATAGTCTCGCTGGCGACTCAACAAAGCGCTCGATTGCTGAACCGAATAAGATTAGTTCTCCAAGGCCTACCGAGTTCATATTGTCGAAGTGCCTCGCCAACACCTCGTTAAATTCTTTATTGTCCATATTTCATCTTGCTAAAATTTTCTATCTGTTGTCTATGCGGCGACGCCGTCGCCGCCCATTAAGCATTACGCATTAAGCATTAAGCATTGCCCTATCTCCAGTTGAAATCAATTCTCAGTTGCTGCAGTTCCTCATAAGGTTTCCTGTATCTCAGGTAGTCCTGAGTCCGTACCGAGAACCGCTGACCCGGCAACTGCATCCAGGCAGACCACCTCGCGTCACATGGGCGCTTATGTGGGTGGTGGCTGTCTGCCTTCGATGCCTCCTTCAGAGAGTATCTCTTAGTCAATGCCTTAGCAGTCCCCAGGCACACCAAACTCTTGAACCTGTCTCTTGGGTCCTTGCTCCTTTCTTCGTCTGGGATGGTGCCCAGCAGAGGACAGTCGGCGCACCGGTCTGGCTGCACCAGCGGCAACTTAATCTGAGTGAATATCTTCTTCGGCATATCGTTTATTTCTTTGAAAGAAAGCCTTTTTGCGCATCATCAGCACACACCTTCTGCTTGCCAGCATTAAGAAAATGCAGAGAAGAGAAAGGAACAAATGTCAACTCCATAGACTTCTCCCCGGGATAAACCCACACCTCAAAGTACCAGCATGAGCAGCCGTAAAGAGTGTCATCATCCATGTGCATGGCACCATCCACCAGCAGTTCATGAGCCACTTCCTTGCAATGCTCAACAGTAGCCTGGCGATACTCCTCACCGTCATGCCACTTGAAGCCCAGCAACTGCATCATGGCACAAGCCTTCTCAAACGGAAAATCATCCATAATCTTCCAAATCAATTTTTCTTTACTATCCATAGTCTCAATTATTTAAAAGTTAATATCTCTTTGTCTCCTATACGCAGTAGTTAAGGAATTCTTAACAACTGAACTTTCATTTAACTCAAGCATTACGCATTACGCATTAATCTTCATGGTTCTTTGCATATAAATATCCTGCCTGCCATGCTGTGCATATAGACTGCGCCATTTCACGGGCAATACCAGTGTCGATACCTGCCTTTACTGCTTGTACGAACCAATATGCCTTGAATGTCTCACATGCCTGGCACGCCTTGTCATTAATATCTTCGGGTGTCACGTTCATAATCCATATCTCCTTCGTTGTGCCGCCAGCCTTTCCTCATAGGTCATGTCAAGTGTGATGGGAGCCTCCCTCACTATCTCGCAACGCTCGTCAAAACTGCGGTCTGGATTAAACTCAAACGTCTTTTCCTTGCTCATAATCCTTTCAATTTCTTTCAATTTATTCAAACATTGGAAAGAATGGGCTTCCCAATTACCAACCTTTAATGCCGTACAGTTCTTCCAAGGCTTTATCAATGCAGTAAATGCTGCCGCCGCCAACAGAGCGGTACTTCTTGAAGTTACGGCGGCCAATTCTTAGAAGTTCGCCGACATACCTGATGTCGTTAGCAACGAATACTTTGCTAAGCCTTACGGCAAAGCCAGTGTTCCTGACGCCTTTGCTCTCAATAAGTCTAATGATGACACTTACGGGCGCGGTATTAACATCGTCTGGCCACCACCTGTCAGGGTCTGCTTTCGGTTCAAGTTTTGCGAGTCGTTCTTTCAGTTCGTCACGCTCTTCCAGAAGATTGCGGTTGGCATCAGCCAGTCTGCACAGTTCATCATGATTTTTTTTGAGTTGCTCCCTCATCTTCTCTATCTGCGAGCCCTCGTCAATCCATTGCGTCGGCTGTGCCTCGTTGGTAAAGATTACGCCCTCCACATCTCTGACGACACAGTTCGGTCCTTCCTTGTGGCTCCTGATTACGACCCACTTATTTCCCCTGTCGTGCTGCACAACTTGTGTCTCCTTCTCGTTGACGAATACATCGCCATTCTTGGTTTTTACTATTATCATAGTCCTGTTTTTCTTTAATTTTTATTTTGTTTCAAGTGGTAATTATCTTATACTGTTGAAAGTTCTTACATCTGTGGGCCAACTCCCCGAAAGTTGCACCAGGTGCCCGTAGTGGACATCCAACGCCTCAGTAGTGCCTTTTCTCCGAGACTCCGCACACTCGTCGAGTGGGGAAAAACGAAAAACCCAAAAACACCCCCACCAACCCACACA